GACGGCCAACAACGCCGGGAACAAGTCGAAGAACACCACGTTCAAAACTTGCGACATCAGCCGCGAAGAGATCATCGGTTTCTTTCTTCGACCAGACACGGTTGTCCTCCTGCTTGAGCGGCATCTCCTTGCGGATCATCGGCACGGGCTTGTCTTCAGTGCGTGCCATCGGCAGTTTGATCTGTTCCTGATAAAGCACATGGCCGTAGCCAATCGTCCAGATGTGAGCTGGGCACAGGTAGGGGCGGTTGCGGTAGCCCTCATACCTGTGCATCAAGTCAGCGCCGACCTTGCTGAGTTTCATGGCTTTGCTTTGCATTTGTCAAAGTGATAGCGTCGCATGTTGCCGCCACCACCCTCAACTGCACAGTGTGGGCATTTAAGAACTTGGCGCTTGCCCTTGCAAGCCTCGCTCAGTTTTGAGCGGTAATTGGGGTCATCGAGCCTCTTTGCGGCTCCTTTTACATAAGCGCTTCTTTCCCTGCGTATACCTGTTGCGCCGTTAGCGTTCGGCGCTTTGTTGTATAGCTCTCCGTTCCACATCTCCAAAAACGCGGTCTCTAGTGTCTTTGCTTCCTCCGCTGTATCGGTGGCCTTAAGTATGCGGAACTCAAATCCACTCAGCCCCAATCGCCGCGCATCTTCAGCATATCCTTGATAGTGCAAAAACAAACCTTTGTTGATGTAGCACTTGTGGTGCCGCATCCTCAGCTCTACATTCTTAGAGCTGCCAATGTACGCCTTGCCGGTATGCTTGTTGACGATAGCGTACAAACCAATAGTCATTTTTTACTCCAAGTCCTTGACCCGAACCAAAATCCTAGTATACCACTCAACATAGCCATTTCATCCGGGCTGAAGATGATGTCCGAATACTTCAGAACGTCGTCCATGCTCTTGATCATGCCGGGGTTGGAGTACAGGTAGTAGCACAGGAACAGGTTGATCAACACCAATTCAATCACAAAGATGTAGGTCACCGTCGGACGCACAGTGCCGACGTAGTTGGCAACCCACTGGCTGGCCCTGTCCAGAATCTTCTCGTCGTGCTTGAGCGCGGCTTCCGTCATCTGCGCCTCGGTCTGCATCATGACTTGATCCGTGCGAATCTCCTCGATGCGCTGCTGCGCGGCGTAACCTTGTGCAGCCAGAGCTAACTCGCGCTCGTTTTGCATCCTGGCCAATGCAAGCTCATGTTTCTGATCGGCCTTGTTCTGAAAGTATTCGAGCAGCTTGGGCAGGCCGCTGATGAGTAGGCCACCGAGTGTAGAGATAAGGGACAACATTGATTACTCCTCGTAAACGTAGAAAGGCTCGGTTTCTGTCGTCATGATCTGACTTGGGCTTGCGGCCACAGTGCCGCCAATGTATCCAGTACGAGCCACATTCAATCCCATGACCTTGGCAAAGTTCAGCAAATCACGGGCTTGAACCTCTTTCTTCCAGTCGATCTCTTTACCGTCCTTAGTTACCAGCTTCATAGAGGCATTGCGAATAGCATCAATACCACTTGGATCAAGGAACAACCGCCTCTGGGCATCTTTGGTGGCCTGATCAATGTTCGCCTGCCCAATCAAGCCCATAATCCTATAGCCCTTTTGCAAGACGCTATAGATGCCGTTGACCAGCACATTGCTGACTTCCTGGGGCTTTGCGCCACCCAAAAACCTCTGCATCATGTTTTGCTCTTCAAGAGCAGCTTTATTGACCGGGAGCTTATCTACATCTATCTTGCGAGAAAGACGAGCCACATCGGCCATAGCAGTGATGCCATCAAGCTCTTTTGGCGTGTAGATGCTGTTAAAGGCCGTCCTGTTCTTTCGGAGGTAAGCAAATGGGTCACCAGAATCGAGCATCTGCGTGACCAACTGATTACGCAAAGCCATCTTGACGTTGGATTGCTCTTGAACTGGCAACTTGTTGATGTCAGCCATTAGCCTAGCGGTGTAGCCCCTGCCTTCGCCGCCTGTCATCCTGGAAGCAATACGCTCCACACCACCAGAGTCATAGTCTCTTAGAAAACTGGTTCCAATGCGAATACGCTCTGCAGAAACAGCATCATCCAAAGCGATCTTCTCAGCAGCAAGTGCCTGTGCCCTCTGAGTGCTGTCCTGTAGCCTCCCTTTGAGGCCAGGAGTCATGTCCAAGATGTCCCTGTAGCCGCCGTTGTTGCTGTCACGGGTCAGCAGTTTGTCCAACTTGTTGTAGTCAATCAGCCCGTTGGTCAGTGACTGATGATAGAGCCTCGACATGATCGACTTTTCAGCCAATGGCATACCCTCGTCACCAGCAACACGCAGAAACTGCGAAAGCGCTGTTGGAGAAGAGGCGATCTGAGGCGCAATCTTTTCTGCGTACTCTTGCGAACTGATACGTTGCACAGCATCGGCATCTCGGAACGGGATTCCAACCTTCGTGTAGTAGTCAGTGTCGAGTTGTCGCATGGCATCACCAAAGGTGACATTCTCTCCACGGAAATTGACATTGATGTTACCGCTGGCGTTCTCAACCTTGTTCAGCGCCTCATCCACTCGCTGTTGCAGCAGAGACAGCTTTTCACGGATAGCAGGATCACGAACATCACGGAGATCTTTGGCAACTCGGCGTTTCAACGAGTCCAAGCTCGTAATATCCAGGCCCATAGTCAAATCTGGGCCTGTTGTAGCCGGGAGCATCTCACCACTAGGAGCAGGCGCACGAGAAGCCCTAAGTGCCTTAAAGTTCTCAGACTGCTGGTTAACAAGTCGCAACAGATCAGACTGACGACCCCAAGGATCTCGCCTAAACAAGTCGAAAGCAGTGTTCAGAAGATCTTGTGTGTCCTGGGCAGGAAGAATTGCACCTTGGTCAGAGGCCTGCTGTTTGACAGAGTTGTACTCAGGAGACAACGCATCCCTAGCGGCTCTTTCACGAGCAACCACAAGGTTCTGAATGGATGCGCCAAGTTGGGCAGGTGCAGTCGTGCCCATTAGGTTCAAGTTGGCGGTCATGTTGCTCAACTGATCGTTGATAGCATTGACACGCTTGTTGAAGTCTACTTTGACCTCTTCCAAAGCCTTAATTTGCGATGGGAACTGCATCGGCCCACTAGGAAACTCGGTTTGCGCCCTTGCTGCAACCGCCCTCTGTAGATCAGCGTACAACTTCGCCAACTCGCCCCTAAATTTCAGATCCTTACTGGCCAAATCAGTCAGAGTGGTACGCAATGCAGCGTTGTCAAGACCACTGATACCAGCACCAGTGCCGATGTCTTTCCCGGTGACAAACTTCACCCTGGCCTGGATTTCATTGACTCGCTTGAGCAGATCAGGATCTGAGTCAATGGCTTTGGAAACGAGGCTCTGTGCCCTGGACAAGCCTTCCATGTTTGCCAAGTCAGCAACATCAACTTTCCCAGCACCACGAACTTTATCAATGGCAGCTTCACCTGCTTTGAGAGCGCCAGCGCCACTGAACAGAGAGAAAGTTATGCCTCCAATGACGCGGCCAACATCCCCACTAAGTTGTCCTCCGACCTCTCCACCAAACTCACCGCCGACACCAGCCATGCCGCCAGCAAGTGCTTGTACACCTTTACGGGCCAGACCAGCACCTCCCAACAAATTCAAAGGATCTCCAAATCCTTCTGCAAAACTCATCAAATATTTCTGTGCTTCTGTGGTGGGACGAACATTACCTCCACCAAGCATCCCAGTAATATTTCGCTGAGTGCTTTGATAGGATTGCTGAAATGCTTGTCCTGGTGATGGACGAGGCTCAACTTGCGAAGACGCATCAAAGAACCTGGGACCCATTGGGAATACTACTCCTGGTGTACCAGGCATAAATGGCATACCACCTTGAGTCATCCCTTGGCCAGCCATTGAACTAAGACCCATAAACAGACTAGGTGTACCAGCAACAGCTCGCCTCAATCCTTCTACTAGTACCTCACCAGTAGAAGTGGCAGGGCGAACGTCAGCGACATCACGAGGCCGCATACGGATAGCCATAGCAGCTAGTTGCTTCGCATCCTCCGTGTTTCCAGCCGCATCAGCACGGCGCAATGCCTCTAGAACTTGCTCGTAGGTTGCCATTGGATGCTCCAGTTATCGTGGGGTTACGTTATACCTACGCAAAAGCGCGGCTTCTTCTTCCGCTGACATAGTCCTGCCACCCGCTCCAGGAGCCGCGCCTGCCCCAGGAGCCGCACCCGCACCAGGAGCTGGAGCTGGTTGCTTGGGACGGAATTTCGCCAACTCGTCATCAAGTTGCTTCAGTGTTTTCTTAAAGGTACTTGAATCTGAATATCCAAGACGATCTGCCTGTTGAACGTAAATTGCACGTTGGTCAAGCAATGCACCACGATACACCGCAGACATGAAGCGTTCTGCTTGTTCTTTAGTGACAGATGTCACTCGGCCAGTAAAGAACTCAGATGCCATAGCGGCCAATCGATCATCCAAGCCACCAGTTCGGGCGTAGCGAGAGACATCCTGATTAGATAGAGTGCCCTGTTCAAACAACCTAGCAATACTAGTTGGTAGTGCCCTAGATGCAAAATCATTAGAAGTGGACTGACGAATAACCCTCAAGACACCAGGAGCAGCAGAAATCATTGCTGCCGTCTGCTTGAAAGTTGGTTGGCCTTGTAGGTATTCTTCAAATTTAATCCAATCTTTTTGGGGGACTGGTTGTCCTGGCAATATATTTTGCACAGTTGGTGCGCGTTTGGCCGCTTCTTGCTCAAGCTTACGGTTGACAGAAGCTTGCTGTGTTTGAGTAAGCTCTGCGAAAGATTTGCTGAACATTTCTCTAGAGATAGCTTCTCGATCCGTACCAAAAGATTCGGGTCGAGCAAGTTTACGATTAACAGCCGCTTGCTGATCTTGCGTAAGATCTCCAAAAGCTTTGCCGAAAAGCTCCCTTGATGTGGCTTCTCGATCTGGGCCAAAAGATTCAGGCTTTTCCACTCTTTGCTGTGGCAACTGACGCTGCAACGCATCAAGTCTAGTGACAGCCCTACGCAACGTAGCATCTCGTTCAGCACTAGCCGGTACGTTTTGCAGTGCATCAACTAGCGCCTGTGTATTTTCAATATCAGCAGCAAGCTGCAGCGCAGGAGATTGAGTTTGAGTCCTTGGTTGAGGCGCTTGTCGCTCCAGGTTTTCCACTCTGCGTTTAGCTACAGCCAAAGCTCTGTCCCGTTCTGGGCTTTCTGGTTGACTTTCAAGTTCATCAACCTTGGCTTGAGCAGAAGAAATTGCATCTGCAAGTTGCAATGATGCTGGCGGGGCGCTTTCTCGTTCTACCTTCCTAAGTTGAGTCATCTCGGCCTCAAGTGCCATACGCTCGATAGGAGCCAACTCAGGATTTTGCAACTGCCTCGTAAGTGCGCTAATGCGTTGTGCGACTTGGATTGCATCTGGCACATTCGGCTTTTGCCCAGCAGCCTTCGTCAGTTGATCATATTGAGCTTGCAAAACGCGACGATCCAAATCAGGAAGGTTGGGATCAGCCAATGCACGAGTGAGATCGCCAATACGATTAGCAACAGCAATCGAATCTGAAGTAGATGTCTTGCGAAGTTGTTGCATTTCTGCTTCAAGAGCCATGCGCTCATAAGGCTGCAGTTCTAGCGTCTGCAGTGCCTGCGTAATCTGACTGATGCGATTTGCTTCTTGTATGCTTGCGGGTACAGCCTGACTGCGCTCACGAGTAGCAGCCGCACGAGATGCCATTGCAGCAGCTTCTCGTTGAGAGCGAAGCGCCATGTCGTTCTCAGCCTGCCTAAACACCTGAGCCAACTGCATAGCGCCAACAGAGTCGCCAGCTTGCTGCAGAGCCTGGATACCCATCTGCATCGACTCTAGGTTTGTAGGATCAATCTGACGCGCAATAGCATTGCGATTGCTGATCATACGCAGTTGCGGGTCTTGGCCACCCAAGGCACGACCTAGTTGATACGCAGTAATGCCCATGCCATAGGATGCCCTTTGGAATGGATCTAGTTTTGCAAAAGCAAGTGCCCTATCTGATGCAGCTTGCTGCTGTGCGAGTTGATATGACTCTGGCGTAATTCCGAAGAGGGAAGGTACGATGTCAGTTGCCATGATTAGAACTCCAAAGAACCCATGTATTCACCACTAAACGGATTTACTCCAGCACCATAGCCGCCAGCACCAAATCCACTTACAGCGGTTCTACTCCTGAAAAGATTGGATACTCCTTGTGTGAATGCCGGAGTCTGAGCTCCTTGGAGCAAAAAGTCTGCAAATGGGTTATAAGCATCAGCGGCCAGCATTGTTTGAGCGGCACCAGTACCACCTCTGTAAAGAATATCTGCTGCTGCTGGGCTTTGGCCTTTAGCACCAATGTTGATGCCAATGTTCAAAGGCTGTTGTCCAAGCGCTTCAAGATTCTGAGCACCAGTAAGATATGCCTCATATGGAGACAGTGCTGCAACCTGACCCGTATAGCCTTTACCCATCAAATCTGCGCCAGTACCAAACAATCCAGCACCAAACGCAACCTGACGACGACCCTCTTCTGCAGCACGAGTAGCCAACTCAGCATCTTGTTGAGCTATGGCGTTGTAATAAGCCTCCGTCTCAGGAGTAGTCGCACGAAGTCCAACCGCTCCACTAGGACGGGTACCAGTAGCGCCAAGAGAAAGACCCTCACGGCCAGTTTGGAACAGGCGATTCTGAAGTTGTGCAAACTGCCTCTCGCGACTAGGAGCCAAGAGGTCTTGCTGGCGCAGCATGTACTGCTGTGCAGCCTGCTCAGGAGATTGCGCTAGATACTGTTGACCAAGACCAAACAAGCCCTGTCCAGCGCTAAACAGAGGCTGATACATCCCAGGTGCAGCCTCGGCCTGGGTCAATCCCATGCCAGTCAAGCCCATCAGACGGTCTTGGTAAGCACGAAGCGCTGGCGACAACTCGTAGCTAGCACCCGTTACTCGACCATCAGGACCAGTCTGGAACATGGATTGGCCGAACCGAGTAGTGATACCTACTGGTCGGAATCTAGCTTCCTCGGCTCCTATACGAGCCGCTTCAATTGTTGCATTGGCGGCTGTTTGCGCTGCATTTCTAGCAGATCGTGAGCTTAGAAGACTCCCACCCAAGCCAATTGCTGCTGCTGCTATAGGCATATCAAACTCCAATCAAAACATCATCCACTTTTGACGCATCTTTCTCGTCAGTTGCGTGGATACAGAACCAAACACAATCTTCAATCGCTTTTACGCCATGCGTAAGACCAGCCTTGATCTCAATGCAAGCAGGTGCGCTCACAATCTTCACATCATCGCCCATCATCACTGCAACTTTCCCATAAGCCAAGATCGATAGATGGCTGAACTCATGTGTATGCTTGAGGATGACAGATCCAGCAGGAAATCTTGCTTCTTTTGCATATAGACCGTCACTGAAGTGATGGGTAATCACGCAGTCCTCTTCCACATGTATACAGTGATGTACGGCTGGTAGTTGGCATTTGTGCCGGAAACGCCCTCTGTGCTGTTAGCGACGCTAACGCCCGTTGTGGAGGACTCGATTACATCGTTATCAGTGACAAAAACTGTAGATAGGCCAAGTTTTGTCAAAGAAACGCCGCCTGTGTCATGTCCAGTACGTTGTAGCTTATGTGTGTGGCCTGGGTCTGTAACAGTTGCCGTATGCGTGTGGCTGACCACTACAGCGTCGGCAGAACCGCCAGTCTCTTCAGCCGTGTCGAACAGCGCGTTGCTCGCGTTGAAGCCGACGGGCACACGTCCTGCGCCAAAAGCAACCCAAGTGCCGAAGCCAAGCAACGTGCCGGGGTTCGTTGAGTTCGTCGCGTTGATGTAGATCGATCCAACTGGATGCAATAGTTGCAAGGCGGCTTGCACAAATGCAGTAGTAGCCACAGTCGTCGAGCTAGTGCCAAATGATTGTGTAACAGCAGTCGTACCAGTAGGCAATGCTGGAGTACCAGTGAACGTAGGAGATGCGAGATCAGCCTTCGTCGAGATAGCCGTGGCAATGTTGTTGAACTCAGTGTCAATCTCAGTGCCCTTGACAATCTTCAGAGGATTGCCAGATGACAGCGCGTCTTTGGTAGCAAAGTTGGTACTCTTTGTGTAGTTGCTCATGACAGCTTCCCATCCTTGTATTGGATTTCAATGCGCTGAATCGACAGCGACGATCCGTTGATATCTGACTCGTAACCAGTTTGCACGATCTTCCCGCTGCCAGTTGCAGGAACAGACAAAATCTGCATCAATACGCCCTCGGAGTAGTAGGCAACAGGCACACCGTTAGCACCGTACTCGGCAATGCCATACTCAGAAATACCTTGAGTCGGGATCGTAGAGTTGGCCGACTGATAGTTGGTCAGCAGGTCGAATCCCCACTTCATCGTGACCGTCTGATTTGTGCCACCGATGACAGTAGCCTTTAGCCTCTTCAAAATCGATGTGACGTTCTGGTTTCCAAGATCGGCATGGTTGGTGTAGTACAACATCCTGTACGCCACACCATCATCTTGGAACATGCCATACTTACCAACATATCCAGTTTTGCCGATCAGGACATCACCATTCCTGCGCGACAACAGAGCAGTTGGCTCTATCGAGTCCCAAATAGTTACCCTGAACGAACCATCCTGTAGCTGGCCCCTTGTGTCAAAGCAGTAGACCTCTTTGACAGAAGGCAGCGTAATCAAGTAAAAGGCCTCTTTCTCAGAATACACAGACTTGATGTTGGCAAGCGTTTCGCCAGCAACAATGTCCATGATGTCATTACGCACGTTCTTGGAAAGATCTCCAAGCGGAGCAGACTTCTCGATGATAGTCCTGGCGAACGACCTGACACCAGAGTTGGACAAGAACAGCACGTCTTTGCCAGTGGTCTGAATCGTATCCCGTGCGATACAGCCGATACCGCCAACTGTGTCACTAAGCTGCATCGTTGATGGCGTAGTGGCATCTTGATAGACCAAAATCTGCCGTTTGCCAAAGATGATCAGGAAGCCGTTGTGAGCAGCAAGACCTTGGATCTCATCAGGGCCATTAGGCCAGATCCTGTCCACATTGAGAGAGCCAGCAGTGCCGGTAGACCACACATGACCTGCCAGCAGATCAGAGAAGTAGACCGTGTTCTTGACGGTAGACGTATTGGCTACCCACAGCCTACCAAAAGCCGACAAAGCGATGTTGGCGCTTGGAACCGTAGAAACATAGCCTGTTTTCTCGCTCACACGACGATAAGTCGTAGTGCTGACAGCGGGGTCATAGATCAGCGGATCATGGCCCGTCTGAAAGAAATAGGTGATCCCATTGAGGGATGCACAAGACCAATTGTTTGCAGTGATGGTAGGAGCGGAGCCACCCCCCCCATAGGTCAATTCTACGACAGCGTTAGAGCCATCTAGCTTGAACAGCTTGTTATTGCCTGCGAACAATACAGTCAGTGTGCCGTCAGACTGAACAAGCTCATGGATCACGCCAACAGGATTGGCTCCAAGATTGCCAGAGGAACTGTTGACTTTAGACCAGCCCTTGCGAGAGCCGATGCGGCCATACTGGTCGATGATGCAGTTCGTCGCAACAAGAGCAAAGCCAGCCGCCAGATCAAGAGGCGAGTCTTGCGTGTTCAACCCGAAAAAGCCTGGGGCTGAAATGCTGGCAATCTGAAGCGGCTCACTCATATCGCAACAAATTCTTGGTTCTCAGGGTAACGAGTGCTTTCAAGAGCGATGTAATCTGCTAGCATGGCTCTATAAAGCTGGTAAGCCTCAGATGAAGCTAACCCACCATCTTCCCCGCGCTCCACCAGGGCACGAGCATAGGCATTCTGTACCACCAGAACGTCTGGAACCAGTACAGATGTACTGTCCGATGACAGCGTAGCCTGCGGCACAGTCAGGCTGAAGTTCATTGTGTAGACACCATCTGGCCGACCAAATAGAACTACTTTTGTGTCGCCATTGCCATCAACACCATCAAATGTGTAAGCCTCTGGAATTCCAGAGAGCGGAGTTGAGAAGTTTTGCAGACGGTTCATCTCCACAAAACTGATGTTTCGCAAGCCAACATTGGACGTTACGTTGAGTGCGTCCATCACCTGGAACTTTTGACCAGCACCAGTCATCGAGTAGATGTAGGTGCCACCAACGGTGTTGAACGTCAGAGTCTGCCCCAACACGTTCCAGGCGTAGGAATCCTCGATCTGGCGCTTTGCATCATTGACAAACTTGCCAACCAGAGTGGAGTAGGTCGTTTCCGTGCTGGTAGATACGGTAGTCTCCCGCAGCCTAATCAGCACATCATTGATGAGTTCTAGGTAGGTCATTGCCGTGTCAATCCTGTTTCTTCAAAGGTGGCGATGAAGCTAAACGAACTGCCAGATTCAGTCGTAATCTTGATCGAATCACCTTCTTCCAACACAATGTACGCATTGCCATCGAACTGCAAGTAGTTCTTAGCTGATAAGGTGTACTCTGTCAGAATGTCGTAAGTGGCACTTGCGCTGGAGTCAATCCACTGCACCGTGATGTGCTTTGTTGATCCACCAGTATTGTGGATGTACATCACCGTGAACTTGGCGTAGTAACCCGTCGGAACCGTATAAACGGTTGTTAGCGTTGCCGCTGTTGGATTTACACCGACGGAAACTGGCCTCACTTCTTGTTCCTCGCTGAGATCGCCTTAGCTTTCGACCTTGCATCTGCTTTGGACGATGCGCCCCAGGCTCGGAGGGACAAAAGAAGACGAGTGGGTTCGCCATTCTTGTACTCAGGCCCAGGCATATTGCCCATACGCGCTAGGAAGGAGGCCCGTCGCGGGTTATCGCCTGATTTGACGGGAGGTTTTAGATCCCCGCCTGTAGACTCATTATAGGACTTTCTGCCTTTGGCGTTAAGCCCTCCAGCAGGATTTTTACCCTCTTTTCGAGTCCAGGCAGCAGTCTTCATTTCTTCCTCGCCGCACGAATATTGTCAATCAGATTGGGATAAGGCCGACCAGCAGCCTTAGCCATCTTCTTGGCAGCAGCCTTTTTAGCAGGAGTCAGAGGTTTAGGAGCGCCCAAGGCTTTTGGACGCTTCTTGTCCCAGACCTCTTTCACTTCTTCTTCCGGGATTTCCCGGCCTCAGACAGTGCAATGGCAATGGCTTGCTTGCGAGAGGTCACTTCTGGGCCTTTCTTCGACCCAGAGTGCAGCTTTCCAGCCTTGTACTCCCGCATAACCTTGCTGATCTTTTTCTCAGCCTTGGTTTTCATTTACCACGGCCCATCTTTTTGGTCATCTTAGGAGCTTTCATAGCCTTGGACATTGCCTTTGGCTTGCCAACAGCGACCATAATGGCCACGGGCATGCCCATCTTTTTGCCAGACTTCTTTTCCATCTTGGGTGCTTTACCGTACATGATCAATCCTTTGTGATAGGCCCACCAGACTTCCAAGCATCACAAGTGCGGGCCGCTGCACAAGTGAACTGGAATAAGTCGCAGTAACCAAGATCGGCTGCTGCAACGAACTCCTCATCGTAAGACAATTCGCCTTCATTTTCATCTTTTTCTAGACCACCTATGATGCACTGCATCATTTTGGGAGTCTGGATGAAGGCCGCACAGTTCCCACAACGCATCCCCTTGATGTATTCTGTAGGGGCGTTGTACATCTTAGCTTTTTTCAGCCAAAAAGCGGTGTTTGGCTCGTCAGGGTTCGGCGGTCCATAGCCGTACTCTTTGAACGCATGATTGCGGTTCTTGAGGTTGACATGAACGTCTTGTGTAGCGATTGGGCACACAAGCCCTGAGAGCATTCCCATACTAGGTGCCTTTTTGCTGTTTAGGTGGTCGTCCGGGCTTTTTGTTCACCACAGGGGCGGTCATAGGAAGAGGACGGCTTTCTTCCTGTTGAGGCTCTGGCTCATCAATCTGAATGTAGCCAGCGTGACCCTTCATGGACTCAATGTCGTGCGTGTAAGTGAACGAAACCGTATTGCCACTTGCCAAACAACGATAGGTTGCCATTGTCTTATCCGTAGATAGGGATGTACCCATCAGCACTCACAAGCCATGCTTTGGTTGCTGATGCGTCTTCGTAAACAGGGATGTAGTCAATCCAGGCTTTCTTGCCAGTGGTTGACCCAAGAATGTCTGCGTCAATGTTCCCGTCATAGGAATTCAGGATTCCTGGGGAGCCAGCAGTTTTGACAGGGATGTAATCGGACCAACGCCTCAGTCCTGTGAGGGTTGTGATCTTGAAAACAACCATCTTCCCGTTGTTAGAGGGGAAAGTCTGAGGAACCATTTACATCTCCAAAGAAAACAGGGGGCTTGTGGCCCCCCGTCCTTACACAGCGCGCCCGATAATGAGCGTAACAGTGGTTCCAGCCAGATTCACAGAACCGGCAGTCGGGTTGTAGGTAACGATAGTCACCGTGCCAGCAGCAGAAACGTAGGCCCGTTTGACCAGACCAGCTTCGCTAACACCATGCGAAAAACCGATAACCATATCACCCAGTGCCACACCGGGAACAGCAACAGTATCCGTGTCGGTAGCACCAGCCGAAACTGCGCCAGCGTCAAGAGTACATTGCACTTCCCAGGTGTCCGAGAACAAGCCTCGGAATTGGTCATTTCCACGGCGGGAAATAACAGCGGTTGCAGCAGCCATTTCAATCTCCTATAAGAAAAAGATCCCTCCCCCGAAGGGGAGGGGACAACTGCAATTAGGCCGGAACAGCCAGGGCAAAAGCAGCGGAAGCGTCAGCAGCAGTGCTGGTAGCGTTCGTACGCAGAGCCTTCACACCGTAGATCGTGTCAGCGGTGAACAGGGTGCCCAGGTACTCTTGCTTGTACTGAGTCTGCGAACGGATGCCAAGCTGCTCAACCAGAACCATCGCATCGCGGTGGCCCATCAGGCAGATACGGTCAACGCCAGAGTTACCAGCGCCGAAGTCAGCGTTCGACGAAGAGAACACTGCCATGCCGTACAGTTGGCCGATTTCACCGTTGCGGATAGCATCGCCGTTGCCAACGAATGCCTGCTCGGTGTAACGGGCCAGACCCATCAGGGTGTTGCGGCTCGACGGGGGGATCAGGAAGAAACGGCCGTCCATGGGAACGTCGTTGTCATCCAGGCGCTGAATGGTGCGACGGATAGCAGCATCAGTCAGAGCGGCAGCGTTGGACGAGGTGCTGTTGTAAGCAGTCGTGCCATCGGAGCCGATGAACGCCTTGGTCGAGGTGTTGCTGGTGGCGTAGTCGTTCGTGCCAATGGTTGCGCCATTGAATGCACGACCAAGCTGAACCAGATCCGTGTCCATGCGACGAGCCAGAGCGTAACCAGCGTCTTCCGTGTAGAAAGCACGCAGGCTGGTCAGGGCTTGCACTTCAACGATGTCCTCGATCAAGCGGCTGTACTCAAAGTGCTTGTTGATCAGCACTTGAATGTTGGTGTCGCTCTCTGCAATCAGAGTAACGGCATCGGTAGCCACCTTAGCGTTGGCGGTGCCACGAGCGGGGGACGGGATGTTAACGGTGTCACCCTTCTTGCCTTTGAAAGACATACGCTTGACCAGATTGGCCAGAACGAGGTTCTTTTTAAAGGCGGCAACAATTTCATCACTCCAAATTTCGGGGATGAAGTTCGCTGCAGAGGTGGTGGTAACCGCATTGTTCGGTGCGAAAGCAGTGTTTGCCATGTTAAATCTCCAAGAAACAAAGGTTGTTTACTTGACTCGCCCCTCGGAATAGGCTTGCATGATCTCGTCACTTAAAGCCTCGTACCTAGCAGGGTCCGTCATTTTTAGCCGAATCAGGTCGGCGCGTCTATAAACCCTCTTAGAACTCTCTCCAGATCCACCAACATCAACTTGTGCGGCTTTCATTGATTTAGTCCTGCTTGCATCGCTTGCTTGCTCTGCTTGCTTGGACTTCACCCCGCGCAGTTGCTTGAAGGTCGACAACAGTTCGTTGGCAGAGTCATAGTCAAACTCAGAATCGGCCTTTGCGTAGAGTGCCAAACGAACGGATGAACCCTTCACCCAGTTCTGGAACTCCGAGTCGCCAACCACTTGTGTGTAGTCGGGATGCTCTTGCGTCAGCTTCTGCTGAATCTGCAGCCTCTTGAACTCCATGCTGGCCTGACGGGCAGCGAGGACATCAGGATGCTTCTCTATGGTTGCCTGAACCGCCTTTTGAGGATTCTCAAAGAAGTCTACTTCAGGTTCTTCCTGTTTTGCTGGTTGCTTAGAACTGATGTTCTGCTTTATAAGCTCATCTGCGAGTTTTCGGACCTCACCGACCTCTTGGGCCTGTTTGCCAATCAGCTTTTCAGCCTCCTGGTGCATCCGAATGATGTCCTCCAAACTTTTATCCCTGTATTTCTCAGGGAGTCCGGACTTCGACTCCTCAATTTCCAGTTCGCCTAGCTCGTCAGGTTCTTTGTCAATCAGCATGTTTTTCCCTGCCAAAAATGGTTGTAGGAGATTCAACTCGGTCCAATGACTTATGAGTTGGCTTTGCGCTCCGCGTTCAACTTTTCGATGTGCTTGCGCTCAAACCGACCATGTTCGCTCGGGAAAGCACCAGACCATCCTTCAAGTTTGAATTTAGGAGCACTCATGATGCGATGGGCGATGCCACCACACCCACACTGAACAGTAGCTGTCTCATAACCAACTAGCTTCTCAGTGCGCTGTCCGCATTCGCAGACAAATTCATACATTCTTCGCATTCAAGTCCTCGTATGCGTCTTCGCTGACCTTTTTCAAGGTTTTTAGCCAAGTAAGAATGGAAATCTCACCTTTACGAAATTGTAAAGCCTTTTCGTCAGGGATACTACTTACATTGTTCATAGATGCCAACATATTGTCAACATCTTCCATCAAATCGGCCCATCCAGGCTGCGACAACAGGTCAAACCTGTCTTCGTAGTACCTTTGTAGCTCTGGAGTCACGGGTTCATCCCTTCAAGAAGTGCCCAAATAACGGCTGCAATCGATCCCAAGGCGACCAACAGGCCGACAATGATGATGAAAAGCTCGTCCATTTCCTCTTTTTTGCGTTTGTCAGCTTCTTTTTTGCGCCTAGCAGCGTGCGCTGCATCTGCTTCCATTCTCTGCGCCCTAGCTGCAATTCTGGCCCAAACGTCCATTTTGTTGGATTGGAAGAACAGCATCTTGACTTGCTCTTCAAACTGACGGGCTTGCTCCAGAGCCATTTCTAGCTCCAGTGCCTTACCCAAGGCACTGCCCTTGAACTCGCCACGCTGAGACTTTTGGACGACCTCAATCGCATCAGCTTTTGCATCAAAGTATTTCCCCAACACCGGCCCGAGCGATGTCACATCGTCAACGGTTGCAGAGACTTTTTTGACAAGCTCTACGGCTGACGAGATGGCTGCGAGTGCGGTTATGGGATCGATCATTTCAGCCGTTTTTAAAGTGTCCTACTAGCCATGCTACAGCAGCACCGACTGAACTGGCAATAGTCATTCCCATCCAGAAACCGCCTTTACCCTTATTTGCCAGGGCTAGCAGTTCCTCGATCTGACCTTCCATCTTGTCGATCTTCTTGTCCATATTCTGGACACGTTCCCAAAGTACACCGTACTTGATGGGGTCGATTTCAGTCGTCTCCATGTCCTACTCCTATGGCATGAGGGCTTTTAGTTGCTCAGGGGTTTCCGCTGCATCCATCTGAGCCTGGAGAGCAGCGTACTTGTCACGAATGGCTTGACGAGCGGCCTCTGCTGCTGTGGAGTCAGCGCCGGGAATCTGCTTCATGATGATTGCATCATGCGGCTCAAACTCAGCGGAACGAGCAGCACGACGGGCATCGTGAGCGATAGCCTTCGCTTTGTTCATGTTGATCTGGATCATGCGTACTCCCATGCGTTGCGGAACGTGCGGTCGGTTGGGACTTCACTTGCGTCAATGATTTTGTACGGCTTGCCCTGCGGCACATCCTTGACCGCGATCTGCTCAATCGTCAGGCCGCACTCGGCAGCAGGCACGATGACGGACACACCGCCGTCGTCGTTGGGGTAGATGATCCTTGAGTTCATGGTTGCTCCTGATTAGCGGAAGACGGCAATATTGGCGTTAGCTGTATCAACAAGTGCGCCACCTTCGCCATTTGTCCACCGTGTTGACGAGGTGGTTCTGGCAGAAAATGTTTCGTCAAAGTAATTGTTTACGGTTGATGATGCCAATGTACGATCACCAACAGCGCAATAATTTATATTTGGCAGCGCCGTAGTGAAGTTCACCGTGTAGTCACCCGTACCGTTATCCGTGATGCTTGTCACGTTACCAGACGCACGAATCGCAACAGTGCCGGTGCCGTTGAAGTTGACCCATGCACGGCAACCGTAAGCTGTAGCAACAGAGCCGTAACCAGAGTTGAACTGGAATAACCCAGCAGCAGTGATGGTTGCCTGTGTAGTGCCGTTTTGTTGGAAGTTGGTGATGCCATCATTGCCTCCTGTAGTCTTTAGACCAGAGGAGCCTGATACAACACCATCATCGCTATTGATTATGCTTGGCATGGATGTACTTTATGCGGACACGCCGCCATCGTCGTTGGGGTAGATGATGCGTTGGTTCATGATTTCGCCTTACCTAAAAAATGCCATGAAAATATAGGCACGGTCAGATTGCGTACCGCCGGCTGTTTGGACATTGACGCGATATTGTGAAGATGTTGGAGCTGCAGCGTCATTCGTTGCCAATTGATACGCACCACCGCTATTCGCGATGTTAGGGCCGATGCCAACTGCGGCGTAGTTCGCATCCGCCAGCGCCGTCGTAAAGTTCACCGTGTAATCGCCCGTCCCGTTGTCCGTGATGCTCGTCACGTTGCCAGACGCACGAATCGCCACAGTACTCGTACCATTGAAGTTGACCCAAGCGCGGCAGCCGTAGGCGACAGCCGTAGAGCCGTAGCCAGAGTTGAACTGAAAGTTGCCAGAGGCATCGAACTCACCAACCTGTACACCGCCCTCGGCAAAGCCAATCCTGTCGGCTCCTGGAAAGTAAATGCCTGTGTTGGCATCAGTGCCCCTGATGGCAGGAGTAGACGCAGAGCCGTCTACATCAGACAGGCCCGTGTCACCGTTGAGAATGAGTGTCATGGTTTATTTCTCACTCATAAAGGATGTTGATGGAGCCAGCGTCGAAGGTGTCAGTGCCGTTGACGGTTGTGATGCGGACGCGGTCAAGGGTGCCAGAGAGGGTTTTTGTGCCAGCAGTAAATTGAATAGCAGCAGCGTCTTCCCTTGCAAAAGCACCGTTAGCAACCCAAGTCCCGCTAGAACTATTTAGCAAGCAAAGTGTCGCTGAACCGCTAAGAATTTGGCTTGCCCCTCCTTGGCCTGTTTGAGATAGCCCAAAGCCAGACGTAAAATTAGAAGCGTAGGCGGAAAACCCTGCAAAAATGAGGCCGCCTGCACCAGCGTAGCTAGTTGTTTGAACGCCCCCAGAAGTGCCGATTTGGATTTGAATAATACTTGATCCGTTTGTGCTCACGCCACTGAACATCACCGTAATCCGCCGCACCCACGACGGGATGCCGGTGAAGTCGATGTTCGTACCTGAGGTGGAGTTCTGAGCGGTGCCCAAGACAAGAGCGCCGTTGATGCCGTTGATAACAAAGGTACCAGTGCCATCAGGCAAAGATAGCGTTCTGCTGGAGTTTGAGTTTGGAGATGCAATGGTGAACGTACCCGTTCCGCTTGCATTGCCTTCAATAGCGATCTTGCTCATCTTTGATCCTTACAGAACCAGCCAACGCTGACCTGAAGATACGGTTACAGTCACGCCAGAGTTGACTGTCATTGGTCCTACGCTCATGGCGTTCTGACCAGATGCAACCGTGTAGCTTTCTGCAACCGTTGTGCTGTTGATTATCAGACCGTTTGTCGATACCGACGCAGATGCCTGCAACTCACCAGTGGACGGCTTATATAGGTACTTGGCATTGCTGGTATAGATGACCGTTGGCGTACCAGAAGTTGCAGCAGCAAATAGCGGATATAGGTTGGTCGATGTGCTGGTGTCGTTAGTAATAGATGCACCAGCATTGACCGTAGCCCACGATGTGTTCGTGCCATCAGTGGTCAGATACTTACCAGACTGAGATGATTGGCTAGGCGCGAGAGCGTTAAACGCAGCATTGGCCGTTGTCTGTCCCGTGCCACCATTGGCAATAGGAAGTGTTCCAGTGACTTGGGTTGATAGACTCACACCAGACAGAGTGCCACCAAGCGTCAAGTTTCCACTAGACGTAACCGTACCACTCAGAGTGATACCGTTTACAGTGCCAGTGCCACCAACAGAGGTAACCGTGCCAACGTACTGATCGTTCGATGTGATCGTAAAGTTGGGGTATGTTCCACTAATGCTGGTTGTGCCTGCTCCCGTAAGAGCGACAGTTTGATCTGGAGCAGTATTCGTGATCGTGAAGTTGGGATACGTCCCAGATGTGCTGATCCCAGTGCCAGCAGTAAGCGCAACCGTCTGATCCGGTGCACTATTGGTGATCACACCCGTCGAAGTGCTGTAGCTAATGCCTGTGCCAGCACTCAGAGCAGAACGCGCACGAGAGTCCAGATAGTATTGATTGGTGCCCTCGTTGATGTTTGTGGTGGTAAGCACCACAGCACCAGTTTGAGAGTTGACAGAGGTCACCAAATTGGATTGGTCGATCTTCTGCCAGACCGTACCATTGAACATCAGCCAATCACCGATCTGCCAATCAGTGATGCCATCCAGGTTCGTCGATCCTGCCGTCGCAACGATGTAGTAGTAGCCGTTTGTACCAATACCAGACGCTAAAGTCGGCGTGTTTGCCGATGCATTCCAAGTTCCCTGGTAGCTCAATCCACCAGCAACTTGTGCCCAAGACAACACAGAGCCGTTCGTCGTCAGGAATTTGCCTGCTTGGCCAGTTTGGCTAGGGATAAGGTTGTTGATCTGGGTCTGAAGGCTGGCCAATGTGTCAAGCACTGATTGACTAGTGCCGCCGCCATTGGTAATCACCTTGATCTTTTCAGCAAGATCAGGCGCAACCACCTCACCAACATTGATCGTCCTGCCGCTCGACAGGCTAATGATCAGACTGCCATCAAAGTCGATGTGTGCGTCAGTTACTGATACGCCATCTTCACCGTCTTTGCCATCGCGGCCATTCAGACCGTCTTTTCCTCTTGGTCCCATTGGCCCCATAGAGCCATCGCGGCCATCTCGGCCGTTAGCGCCGTTTCTGCCGTCTTTCCCGTCTTTGCCGTCCTTGATAGACCTAACGCGAGACTCGATCTTGTTGCCAAGGTCATCGTATCTGTCGCGTATATCAGACTCGATCTTCTTGAGGGCCTGAATGACCAGTTGGGCGTTCTCGCCAACCTTCTGTTTCTGTAGCTCTCGCGTCTTCTGGACAGATTCGCGGATAGACATCAGAACAGCCTTCTGCTGTTCCTCCGTCATCCCCTTGAGAATCAGTTGTTTGGCGAGGCTTTCAACGTCCATTGCTCAACTCCCTGGACAATTCTTCCAAGAAGTCTTCTTCCATGCCGGTTACCTTGTTCTTTTTCTCGGCCATCTGGAGTTCGACGATCTTAGACTTGTTTTTGATGTCTGCCTCTTTGAGCATCAACTCGGCAATCTTAACCCGCTTGTCAAACTCGCTAGCCTCTTGACCTTGCGGTAGGTTCGTAGTCGTCGAAGCGATGACTTTGGCCTGTACTTCTTGCGGCATAAGCTGTGCTTCAGTG